GGCTGTGCCATGGATTACCCCCTTGGAAAGTAGCAATCCAGTTAGCTGGCCGTGTACCACGCTGGGGGGTTATCGCTCCACCCGGCCTTCAAGGTGAAGTTGACCATCATGCCGTCCTCGAGGTTTTCAGGCCTCGAGAAGTTCATGACCTCGCAGGTGGCGCGGATGCCTTCACTACCCGCCGTGCCTACCGCTCCATCCAGCAGCAACACCTCGATGGTGGTGTTATTGAGGAAGGCTTCGAGAAAGGCAGCTGCGTTGGCGTCCGTGTTTTCCCAGACCATCTCTAGGTCGGCCTGGAACTTTTTGAGCGTGCCACGGACAGCCCCCCAGCCACCGCTGCCACGGCGCGAAACGTCGGCCTCGCCCTTCTCCAGCTGGATAGTGAGGTTCTTCACGTTCACGCACTCGTTCCACGACGGAGAGCCATAGGTGCCGGTGTTCCGGTAGGCCTTCCCTTCCAACCCAATTGGGACAGTCATCGCAATTACCCTTTCACCTGTCCCTGCCACTTGCGGGCAAGGTCGGCCATTGCTTTCGATAGCGCCGGTCCCATGAAAGGCCTGGCGCGAACGATGACTGGTTTCTCTCTACCTTTGCTATCCCTGATGGTGGATGGCCCGCCGTACTCCAGCGCCTGCAATGTCCGGGCACCACTCCGGCCATTGAGCAGCGCAGGCCCCACCACCACCGATCTCGAAGCCTGGTCGTAACTGAAGAACACGAACTCCCGCAACGGGCTCACCGTCTGCTGCTTTGCCACCCCTTGCTTGTTGGTCTTGGTCCGGCTCATCGTCCGGTGAACCACGGGAGGCTCACCGGGGGCACTGGGACGCTTCTTGTATTTGAGGCTCGACCGCGCAGCCGTCCGGATGAATGCCCCCTGTCGAGACAGCACTCGCACCGAGGCCCGATCCACCGCCCCCTGCACCTTGGCGCGGTCGAAGAAGTTGGACTTGGCCATTTTGATCGTGACGAACTGGGTCACTGTGCCACCCTCCATTCCTGGTAGGTGGCCTCGATCACACTGGCGAAGATCCTCGACCCTTCCAGCTCAGTAAACGCACACACGGGATCGACCTTGACCCCATCGACGTGCCAGGTCATTCCACTGGCCGTCAGCGTCCGACGAGTCAGGTGGTCGGCGATCTCCTCGACCAGGGCGATGAGTGCGTCCACGTCCGTCTCCAGCGTCGTCTCGCTGGCCAGCTCCTTCTGCACGGCAATTTCGATGGCGTGCCGATGGAGATCCTTCCCACGGGCTGCTGGAGCGCTTTCCCGAGTCATGGGAGCCACGGACACCTGCACGGTGTCGAGGTCTCCGGTGGCCAGCTTGTAGACCGGCAGCCAGGCACGAACAGCCACGAACGAGACGGAGAACGTCCCGCCGTTGAGGGCGTCCGTCACTGCATCAGCCAGTCTCACGATTGCCGCAGCCACTAGGACTCCTCGATCAGCTTCGTGTGAATCCGGTACGCTGTCCGGTTCTCATCACACCACCGCCAGCAGGGCTCTCCCTCACCCGGAGGCAACACCTTCAATGTCAGGGTGACCCCGCCCAGGGTCTGCTCGATGGTGTCCCCGCGCTGCGGCTCTGTGGCCGACCCGCCCAGCTCGAGGTCCGCAGCCAGGACCATGTAATCCGTCTGGGTCCGCTCGACCCGACTGTTGCCGTACCTGTCCGACAGCCGCAGGATCGACTGGCCAGGCACCGCCGTCAGGGTGACCGACTGCGCCCCACGTCGATAGATGACCGACACCCCATCCGCCTCCTGGCGTTTGCGGGCCAGCCATGCCATCGCGTTGGCCATGCGGTCACCCACGGGCTATTCCTCCTCCTCGATGGGTGGCGTATGATCGACCACCCGCACCTGCACCCCGGGCACTGCCTCAGCCGCATCGACGAGGGCCCAGAGCGTCTTCCTTTGCACGTTCACCGTGCGCGGCCGCGGTAGGTTGATCATCTGCCGCTCGTCTGGCAGTGGCGGGATGGGCTGGCCAGCTCGCACTGCCTCCAGGCCGATCAGGTCGGGAATGGCGATCTCGACAAATTCAGCCGAGGACTTCCCCAGGGCTGCCCGCGCCTGCTTGACCAGTTGTCGGATGGCGTGATGGTTCATGGTGGATTACCCTGCCACCAGCTCGACCTGCAAGGACTGCGTGCCAGTGCCACTCAGGTCGAAGGTCTTGTCAGAACCGCCCACGTCCGTGGTGTTGTCGTTGCCCTTCCACAGGTACTCGCCGCCTGGCTGAAGGGTGATGGAGAACGACGACCCCAGGCCGGTGTGGCCATTGCTGGCACCCTTGGCGATGGTGATCGCGTTGGCATTCGTCGAGGGGTTGATGAACTTGACGAACTGGAGCTTCAGCCCGCTGAACGTCACCGCTCCAGCATTGCCGCCCACATCCGGCAGCGAGGTCAGATCGATGGTGCCAGTGCCTCCAGACAGCGCCTTGAGGAACGCGCTGTACTTGGTGACCGGCTGCGTGGTACTGGCTGTCCGCTCCACCGTGGTGTTGAGGCCGTTGGTGGTTACGGTCGAATCGCTGGAAGAGACATATGGCCCCTCCAGGGTCTCCACCACCGTGAGCTGCGAGTTGTACGAGACTGTGATGGACATTGCGTCTTATCCCTCCGCTGGCTGGATCTGTCCCGCCAGGAGTGGGGGACAGATCGCAGGCCACTGGCAAGCCTCACGGGATTACTGCTCGGCGTAACGGGCACAGAACCGGTCGATGTACACCGGCCCGGCCGTCGCTGTGCCCGTGGTCTTTTCCAGATGGGCCAGCAGGCCGAGAGGCCCGGTGGCAGCCGCCAGGGTGAAGACCGTGGAGGGCAGCACGTTGACGCCGTCGATGTAGATCTGGATGTCGCTGGGGTCGCGGAGATCGAACCACACCTCGACCCGGTTGGCAACCGCGCTGCCGGCCGTGAAGGTCTTGGTGGTGTCAGTGGCGTTGACCTCGGTGGTGCCGTCGTCGCTCTCGGCATTGAGCGTGGTGGCTCCACCGTCGATGTGGATGAAGACACTCTCAGTGATCGCGTCGGCGTCAGTCGTGCTGGTCCCGTTGGCTACGCCGATGTTCAGATCGACCGCACTGGTGGAGCCGTTGGCCCCGACCCGGAACACCGCCTCGACGATGGCGTTGCTACTCAGCGAGAACCGGTCCACGCTCAGCAGGTCCACGCACTGGGCCTCACTGGTGGCCGTGAGGCTCAGACCAATGGCCGACCCATACCGCACCGGCAGGCCAAAGCCACCCGCCGCCGCCGTCCCCGTGGCCACCGAGAGGGCAGCGTCCCGGCTGATCAGGTCGATGTCGTAAGGCGGGGCAATGTTGATGTTGACCACCACGGTCGTGGAGCTGCTGGAGGCATCCCCCACCGCTCGCCCCAGGTAGAAATCCCGGTCGTTCACCTTCTTGTAGGTGGCCGCGTTGGCGCTGTGGTCCCAGTAGACCCGGCCACCGTCGAGGATGACCACGCCGGTCGTCTTGGTGACAGTGAACTGTCCTTCGGTGTTCCAGTTGGTGCGGTCGCCCGAGGCAGCCGCATTCAGGCCGGTGTAGACCGCGGCCCGACCATCTGCCAGCTGGTGGATCTCACCCGCTGCGATGGCAGCCGCTGCTGTCTTTCGAATCTCGCATTCGTCCCGCAGATAGATGGCGTCTGCCATGGTCAGGCCCCCTTACTCTTGGTCGGCCTGGCTGGCACAGCCTCGGCCTTGACTGGTTCGATCTTGTGATGCAGCTCGACGAATCCCAGCCGCGTCAGGCAGCCGACCGACCCCGCCGGGATCTCCTCGCACGGGGCGGAGTCGCCAGCCTTGTAGGCGACCCCCTCCACCGTCACGTCTTTGAGGAACAGGTATTCCACGTCTCAGACCTCCTCGGTTACGCGGTGGTCTTGCGGAGGCCTCGCCAATCCATCGCCTTGGCCCCGATGTCCATGGCGATGTCCCAGCCCATGCCCCAACGTCCTTCACTGAGGGTGAAGTTGCGGACCTGAGGAGCGCGGCCGGTCCCACGGAGGTAGGCCACCTCGATGGTGTGGGCCTGAGCACAGGCCAGGAACCAGCTCGTCGAGCTGCCGCTGTAGGTCGTGCCGCTGGCCGGATCAACCACGCCGTTCTCCAGGCGAGCATCGGCCACCGGGATGAGGCCGTCTGCCAGCAGAGCGTTGCTGCTGCCGCGCTCGACCGTGGTGTCCGTGGTGCCGCCCCGGGCAATCAGGATCTGGCTGGAGTTGGTCAGCTCGTAGGCCAGGTGCTTCAAGCTGGGCGGAATCAGCAGGTGGGTCGGCATCAGGTTCAGGTTGACGCCGTTCTCGGTCACCAGCATCATGGCAGCCACCGCAGCCCGCAGCTTGTCCGCCGCCAGGGCGCTGGTGCTACCCAGGTTGCCGTCCGTGGTGTTGAAGAGGGCACGGGCCGTGGCGGTCAGCGTCGGGTTGGCCAGCAGGATGGCATAGACCAGATCCGGCCGCAGACGGGAAGCAGCCAGGCCCATTTCCCGGGGGATGTCGGCAAAGGCATTGAAGGCGTCGTCAATGATATCCTGCTCGGAGATCACCACCTGACCGGCATAGCGAGCGATCTTGTAGGACTCGCCCACGTCGCTGCGGTTCATGTGGTCCGCTTCACCGCCCCGTGGCAGCCGAGCTAGCGAGCCGCCCTTGACCAAACGGGGGCGTTCATTCGTTTTGAAGTCGGCCACGTCCACCGTGGAGGTCCACGGGGCGGTGGTGTCCGGTGCCTCGCCGTAGCTGGCCAGCACCATGGTGTTGATGTTGGTGGTGAAGATGTTGGTGAGCGAGCCACCGGAGACCGCAGCCCGAATCAGATCCTGCCGACTGTGGGGCACTTCCTTCCCGTCGAACTGCACCGCCGCACGGCACACGTCGAGGAGGGACATGTCCCGGAATCGCCAGGCCGACTCCATCACTCGCTGGCGGTGGTCGCTGTTGATCGACTGCCGCAGCCACGCAGGAGCCAGGCCGATGGCCTCGGGCCGCTGGTAGACCGGGTTGTCGAGCTTGCCACCAGCCCGCAAGATCAGAGCAGCCTGAAGACCTTCGACCGTCTGCGAGTTGTCGCGGACGATCACAGCCGGGGTCGGACGTTCCGCCCGGAGGACTTCCAGCTCGGCGCGGGTGGCGTCCCAACCTTCCTCGATGGCCCTTGCCTCAATGTCCGCATGTCGGCCATTGCAGGCCTTGCGGATCTCGGCAATCCGGCGCACCTCGGCAGCAGCCGCCTGGCGGATGGTGTTGATGTTGCTGGTGGGCTCGACCTGACTGGCCGCGCCGTGCAAAGCGTCTTCCATTTTTCTCACCTCACGGGTCGGCCGCGTCAGTTCGCGCGCCATTGCTTGAAGAGTTGCATCTAGTGGGCTGATGGCATCGATCAGCCCCAGCCGCATGGCCTCGGTGGCCAGGAACACCTCGCCACTTCGCACCGCTGACAGTTGAGCGTCATTGAAGCCCCGACCGTCCTTGACAGCCCGGTCGAATACCAGTTGCGTCGAGTCCACCAGCCGCTGGTAGTAGGCTCGCTGCTCGTCGGTCACCTCAGCCCCTGGTGCCCCCGATCCCTTGAGCGGACCAGTGGCGAATACCAGGGCCTCAATGCCCTGATTGGCAGCCGCGCGGGACACGTCATAGACGGTGATGATGGTTCCGATGGACCCCACCAGGGCCGTCTCGCTGTTGGCGTGGATCTTCTCGGCCTGGCTGGCCAGCCAGTAGGCTGCGCTCGCTCCCAGGTCTTCCACTTGCGCCCATACAGGCTTCTTCTCCCGGGCTCGCTTCACGTCGCTGGCCAGGTCGTCGATGCCGGCCACGGTGCCGCCTGGGGAGTCAATCGCCAGGAGGATGCCAGCCACCTCGGGATCGTTCGCAGCCTTGCGGATTTCTCGACGCAGGGCCACGGTGGAGGTGGCCGAGCCAAAGCTGCTGGCCTGCTTCATCAGCGTTCCGGTGGCCAGGATGACCGCGATGGATCGGCCATTGGCCAGCTTCTGCATCTCGACTGCTGCCGAGATCCTGGGAGCCGCCGAGGCCTCGACATGCTGGTGCAGATCGGTCTGGGTGGCACTGCGCCACAGCTGGGCGCCGGCCCGTGGCTCGATGGCCCACAGTCCCGCGAACTCGTTCGCACGGGGGAAGGCCGGGATACTGATGGCAGGTAGTTCATCCACGGTAGGCCTGCTCCTTCTCTTGCGCGCGAGCATCCACCCCACCGCCGGGCGCAGGCGCTGGCGTCAGTCCCAGCTCTCGCATCAGTTCCATCTCCCTGGCCCGCTGGCGCAGAGCGTCTTCCCAGTCGAGGCCCCGCCGGGCGTACAGCTCGGCCAGCGTGGTGGTGTTGGTGGCCAGCCCGATCTCGTCGGCTGAGGCCTCCTTGACCGGGTCCACATGCTCCCAGCCGTCCCAGTACCAATCGACCGGGGTAGCCATGTCGAAGCCGTCCGGGATCAGCCCCGGGATCATCACCGCCTCGTCGAGCCAGGCCCGATAGATCCGATGGAGCAGAACCCGCTCGCAGTGCGAACGTTCCACATCGAGATCACGGAAGTAGGTCTGGTGATCCAGCCGGCCCGAGGCGTAGTTGTAACTGCTGGAGTTGCCGGCCGTCTTGTTGAATGGCATGTTGAGGCAACGACCTATTTCATTCAGCACCTCCCGCTTGAACATCTCGTAGGTCGTGGCCGGATGCTCGGCCTTCAGCTGGGCGAGCTTCGCGCCTCCCGGGAGCGTGGTCATCATGCCCCGCTCGATCTCCAGCGTCTCAAACGGGTTGGGGTCTTCAGTGTCCCCGTCCGGTGGCGCCTGGGTCTCGAGGAGCGCGGCGAAGTCCGCAGCCGTCTCCGCAGCCGTCAGGGTGGCCAGGGTGAACCGCCGCAGCTGGGCGAACAGTGCCAGGGCGGGAGTCAGCTCGGACACCCCACGCACCTGCCCAGGTCGATCCTGCCGGAACCAGTGCAGGACGTACCGGGCCGGCAGGGTGGTAGAGTCGAGCGTGAACCGATAGCCGTCCCCGGGGTGCTCATCCAGAATCGTGTACTCAATGGGATTGCCAGCGCGGTCGTAGCGAATGCCATCCACCAGCCACGGATCGAACTGAGTCATGCGCGGATCAGTGACCCGGTCGCACTCCACCAGCTGGACATCGAGCTGAACAGGGTTGGCCAGCTGGTCGTTGCTGGCCAGCACAGCGAAGGCCTCACCGTCCACGATCTTGGCCTGACTGGCAGTGCGCAGCTTGCCGGCCAGGTCCACAGCAGCCGCCCAGGCCGTGAAGGCCCGCTCGACCTGTCGGTTCTGCTCGGAGTCCTGGCCGAGGACTTGCAGACGGGCACCAGTACCAATCAGGTCGTTGGCCCGGGTCAAGGTGATGCCACGGCAGTAGGAGTTGTTCGCAGACTCATAGCGAGCCCGCTCCCGGATGGTCTTCCGGACCTCCAGGCTGTTGGCGCTGCGGGCAGAGAGGTTGTCCGTCCGCGCCCAGTGCCGCCGGTTGTCCTCGTTGGTGCGGGCCGCGTCGTACTCTGCGCTGCGTGAATGGTGGGCCACCCCCGGCGCCGGCCGAGGTTTGCCCCAGATCGCGTTCCGCAGCCACTTCAGCAAATCAGGCTCCCGGTGGGACCAGCTTGGTGAATCGCAGCCCGCCGCCGGGCTTGCTGGCCGCACGCTTGGAGGCCAGGTAGCGATCGGCCTCGATCTGATCCTTGAGGGGATGGGCCTCGACCTCCCCCATGTCCCCCTTGACCCGCTTGGGCTCCTGGGCTGCCAA